AACCGTTGCGGTTGTTGTCGAAGGCGAGCTGATGGTTGCAGCACCTCCGGTGTTCACCTGTGAATCGCTTGAATCGTAAATGTCAACCAATTGCCCAGCAAAGAAATAATCTGCTGCGACTGCGTTTGAGGCAGGATCTAAGGTAACGGTGGCAGGCGATGAATCGGTAACAGAGACGTCTGTGCCTGTTGCGTTCACTGGTCCAGAGTACCGAATTCGGCTTGCTCGGCAGTTTGCGTTCATGGTGAAAACACCGTCTCGCGTAATGTCTACGCTGAATCCTTCGACAACGGTTCCATTCGCCACATACAATTTATAGGTATCGACCAACTGCGACACTTGGAAAGTGTCGCTAACTCGGCTGAAGCTGTAAGTGACTGATGTTCCACCCGAAACCGTCTTAGTTCCAAAGGTCTTGGTCAAGAGTGTATCTTCTGCTGGTTCAGTTCCGGCTGAAGCTGAAGGCTTGACCAGAAACGGAATGTCAAAGGTGGCTCGCTCGGCATAATTCACAAAGCTTCTGTTCTGAAGAAGTCTTGTGCCGACTTCGCTAATATCTGAAGTGTTGAACGTTTGCGATAGCGCTAAAGGTTCAGTGGTTGTAAATCCGTCAGAAGCGGAAACTGCGACATAACTGCCAGCAGTTGACTCGGTTGTAATATACGGTTGAGAGCTTCTTAACCGTAGATACCTGTCAGGAATCGCCATAATGTCTCCTTATTATTCGACATCGTTTTCAGTTGTACGGTAAAGAATCTCATACCGTAATGTGGCTATGAAAAACTCACTTTCGGCAGACGCTTGCCTTATCTGCGTGTCAGTGATTCGGGAATCTATCGCTAACCCGTTCAGCGTTTGATCGTTCGCCATTGCTTCCTCGACTTCAACGGTCACTTGGTCGAGTGTGCTTTCTGCGGTGTTGCCTTTGGCTACTGCTTCAATCACCAAATCAAGTGTCCGTTGCTGACGGTTTTGAATGCCAATCTCTAAGCGTTCAATGCTTTCTGAATTCGCGTAAATCAGCAGTCCAGGCAAATCACTGGTTGCGATTGGATAAGTTCTTGAGAGAAAGACATTGCTTCCTGTTGTCGCTAGTCCTGTCAGAACCGTTTGGATTCTCGCTTTGATCTGCGCTCGTTTATGCGCCATTACACACTCAACATGATTTGCGTCATGCCTGTCCCATCGGGCTGAATCCCTCGAACCGTGTAGCTCACTGCCGAAATCGTCAGAGTGTCGCCATGCGCTAGGCTGGAAACGTCAGCGGTTCTTGCCAGCAGTGTTGGCTCTGAGCTTTCCACCTCTGACTCGTCTACATCAACCGCCAGAAAGTCATTGTCAAAAATCGCCACAAAAGTGCTTGCGTCCGCCTTCGTTACGGTTGAGCCGTAGTCTGCGAGCATGGCAGTTCGATCAGCAGCAGTTTCAACGCTCATTTGGCTTTTGGCTTTCGAGCGGTTCTTGTGGTTCGCGTGGTCACTGGTGGCGCTTCTGCCTCGTCCAAGCCTTTGGCCCGATTCTCATAAACAACCGCCTTGCCCATGCCAATCAGTTGATTTGCTTCTTTTGGGTCAACGCTAATCACCTGCCCAACCCGAACAGGTCCACCGTTCGCAACGGTTCCTCGAACAATTTCAATCTTCATTGGAAAATCCTTTGAAGCCTTTCGTTATAAACAATCACTCTTGCTGGATTCTGCATTAAGTCTCTTGCCTCAATCCACTTGCCTTGTTGATCTTCCTGAACTCTTGTTGGCTTTTTATCTAAATCCCACTGATGCCAGTATCGACGGTTGCCCGTGTAGAAATCGACACCACAAATGTGGATCTCTGAGTAGCCCAAATAATCTGCTGTCCAAAGTGCTTCAGGCCCTGAAAGTCTGATGAATGGGACAATTCCGCCATGAATATCGTGTTGTCTTAAATTCTTTGGTTCGTGGTGCACAATTGCTGGCGTTTCGTACTCTTGAAGGTGTTTCACCATTCTCACATCATGCGCGTAGCACCAGGCAAGTTCCCCAAGAAAAAGTAAGCCGTGATTATTAACACTCGCTAAGTCGTAAGCTTTGGAACCTATCTGCGCCTTGGCTTTCGCTAGGTCTGAAGGCGCAGAAGGTCCACCACACAAAAGGATTGCAGGACGGTTCTTACCCCATCCTGCAAGCTCGTCTAATTGGAACACTTACGCAACAGTGACGTCCTGCGCGGCTGCGAAGGATTCAGCGTGAGCAACGGCAATATCGCAATCTTGATAGAAATACAGATTGGTCGTTGCTGTTCCGGCTGAACCGTATGGGTCAACCAGTACGTCGAGTGCTGAGAAGAAGCCCACGTAAAGGTCTGCAAAGTTCCCGAAAATTAGCGAGTACGGTGAACTTGAAGGCGCTTGAGTTGTCTGAACAACCGGATAACCCATCATGCTGTCAGGCCCAGACATAATCATTCTGGAATCCGTTGACGCAGCAACCAGTGTCTGCATCAGCTTCCCAACTACTGCCGGATGAGTTACCCATCGCAGGTTGCCCAACAAGGCGTTGTCTTGAGAAACTTCAGTCATGATGTCTACTACGTTTCCGTAGGTCAGATTGGCGTTGCCAGATGTCCCACCACTTGAAACGTCACCGATTCCAGCAGTGCCTAGAATTCCGGTTGGCTCGTTTGATCCGCCACCTTTGAGAGCAACGTTGTCGATTTTTGCCGCGAAAATTCGGACCATGTTGTTGCGAATCAACTGCTCAACGGATGGGTCAGACTGAATCATCAGTTCGCGAGTTACGGCTACTTTGTTTGCCAACAGCCGTGGTGTCATCGTCACTTGCGCGAAGTCAGGCTCAGAATTGCCCACGCTCCCACCTTCAGCAATGAAAGCCGCTGCGGTGCTGGTGCTGATTTTTGGAATTGCGACATTTCCTTGCAGTCCGTTTAAAACGGTTGCGCCTACTTGTCCCAGAATCGACGTTGAAATCAGTGCATCAATGAATCGGTCACCTCTGTAGTCCTCTGGAACGATATTTGAGCCTGCACCAAAAGTTGCTCCGGCTGCGGTTGATACCGTTCTGGTCTGCCATCCCCAATCCGGCACAAAAAAGCCTTTTGGTTGTCGCTTTTGTGTCTTCGCTAGTTCCTGGCTGATTTCCATTTCAAAACCGGCTTTTGACCAATCCTTCTGATCTGCGGCTCGGATTGCTCTTACCAGGCTATAGTTGCGCTTCTCTTTTGGTGAGGCGTCAACGCTGAAGTCGATTGGCTTGCTGGTCTTCTTCTCAAGCAGCATGGCTTGGAATTCAGCCAGTGACTTCTCTTCCTGAAGTGCGCGAAACGCTAGGTCATACTCGTTGTGCCGCTTACCAAGTTCGAGAATCTGGCTGGATTGGTTGCGGTACTGATTAAGTTGCTCATTCACTTCATGCCGAACATTTACTTCCGGCTTTTGAACCTGCTCTTCCATTTTATTCTCCTGAATTGCAGTTGATTCATTACCGGAAAGATCCGGCTGATAGTTTCTGCCAACTCCAACAGTAGAATCGGCAGGTATGGAAACCATTGAAACCTCCAATGGTTTGAAGGAACTCACCCGATAAAGCGGCTTATCTTTGTAACCGTTCTCGTCTTTGTTCATGGCTTGAATCTGATAACCGATTGAAACGTTGCCTCGAATGCCGTCAACAACATCTCTGTAAACTTCTTCGGCAAGTGCGGACTTGCTGAATCTTACTTGCGCTCGAAGCTTGTCCTTATCCATATAGGCTCGCTCAACAACTCCAATCTGCTGTCTGGCGTCATGGTCCAAAAGCAGTGGCGCTTTGCCGCTGGACATGAATTCCATGTCAACGCTTCCGGCATTGTGTTCGAGAACTTCATAGCCGAATTCACGTTCAACCGGATTTGTTGAACTGATCGACATCATCACTCTTCTGTCAGACTCCTCATCCATCATGCGAACGCTTCCGGTTCGGTACTGTGTCTGAACTGGTAAGTCTCGCTTTTCGACTTGTTCAACTTCTCTTTCTTCCGGCTCTTCTGCGACTTGTTCAGCCTTGGCAAAAGCCACAATAAACTCGTCATTCGTTTCTTCAACGTCAATGACGTGTCTTTCGGTCATGCTAGTTAAATCCATGTTTCTCTCGCTTTGATTCACGATTTTCTCACTCCAACTTTTGCCAGCATCTCCACCCCATAGCGCCCAGGCGATTCGTCCGTTGCTTGGATAACCTTTTTCGCCAGGACTAAAACCTTCGGCTTTTTTGTCAACCTCATGCCTCGCAAAAAAAGACTTCATCCGCTTGACGGTTGCCAACGGTAAACTCTTGCCGTTTGAAATGTCTCTGGCTCTTGCGATTCCGACACTGGTTCCGCCTCTGCCAAATTCTCGTCTCCACTCTAGGCCACGATTGGCCTCGGCAATCATGCCCTCGGTTGGTTTGTGGTTTTCCGCCACTATTCAACCTCTGGCTCAATAGGACCATGAGGCGAACCCAAAGGCTCAAAGGCTAGGCTGATTCCATAACGCTCTGCCATTGCCTTGTCGTTTTGCATTTGCTGAAACACCTCTTCGACGTCACGCCCGTATTGTCTGGCAACGTCATTAAGGCTTTTGAAACCATTTCTAACTGCTTCGACTTCTGCTCTGATTTCTTTGGCTGGATCTACCCAACTGAAGCCTCGGCCTCTGAATTCCAGTGTGTTGCTGAACTTATCGTAGCGAGTGATTGGGATTGGAATGCTGCCGCTTGTCATTGCCATTTTCAGCCACTCTTGACAGATTGGCTCGCAAAGGTGCTGAATCAAAAAGCTTTGCAGTTGTCTGTAGAGGTCTCGCTCTTCTAGTGCACCTTGCCTTATGCTGGAATAACTGACGCCTTCGAGGTTGTTGCTGAGACTTGTGTAAGAAATGCCAAGCCCACTGGCAATGCCGCGAAGAATGCCTTTGTGAAATTCGGCATAAGCTGAAGTTGGATGGCTAGGATTCCATTCTTGAAACTGCATTCCGGCTGGCAACTGCTGAATACTTCCAGGTTCGCCAGACATGATTTGGTTTCCGTCTGCGCTTTCGTCACCAATGAAACCCTCACCGTCAGGACTTACCAGAAACCCCATTTTTGCGGCTGCGGTTCGAGCAGCAATCAACTCGGCTTCTTCATAGCCTGAGAGAATCCGCATTCTGGTCATTGCTGACGCAAACCAAGAAACGCCTCTGGTCTGTTGCGCTCGGTCTGGCAAATAAATGTGCAGAATGTCGTTAGCGTCAACTCTTGTTCGTTTGTCTGAACGCCTTTGTCCAAAGGTGTCGAATGGGTGGCCTTGTCCAAGCTTGAGATAATAAGCCACTGGTGCGTCGAACTCGTCCAACTCAACGCCCATCACCACTCTGCGGCCTTTTGGCTCAGTCGTAAAATATTCTTCGTCTAAAAAATCGGGCTCAAGAATCTGCAACGCTAGCCCGTCTGTCCATTTCTGGCC